TCCCTCATCTCTTGGTATTCCAAGAATTCGTTATAAGTTGATTCAGGCATACCTAATGTCTCAATAAGATGTGAGTATGCTGCGATGTGTAGGGCTTCGCGCGCGGCAAAGCCCATCAACATCATTCGTACTTCTGGTTGAGGGAAGTACGGTAGGTAGTTCTTAACATACCCGCCTGCCACATCGATATCGCCCTGTGTAAAGAACCTAAAGATGTTAGTAAGGAATAGTTTTTCTTCCTTAGTTAGTTTCTTCTTCCAATCCTTAACATCTTCTGCCATTGGCACTTCTGTATGTAACCAATGTGATTGTTCATGTTTTAACCATGCTTCATATGCCCACGGGTAGTTGAATGGTTTAAAATGATCTCGTGTATCGGTTAATTTACTTGGCATTAAATGTTTAACTCTTTCTTAAGTTCGTTAAAGATAGCCATGCAGTAATCAAATCCTGCGATGGCCTCGGGTAATAAATCTATCGTAAGTTTATCAGTCAATGCTGCTATCATAGCTGGTCGGTCTTCAAATGCATAAGAGTGTCCTTCACCAGGAACCATCTTTTGAATAACCTTACCACCATATAGATCTCCCATATGTCTTACATATATATGAGCCATTAATTTAGATGGATCATCAGAGTTAGATATGTCGGCTATATGCTCTATATAAGCTTGAGTACTTGCAAATGGTTCTACTTTAGTCCCACCCAACTCTTCTATATCTTTAAGTATACGCTGCGATCTCTTAAGATCTTCCATGCCTTCAAATAGACCATGCATATCAGCAAAGAATTCAATGGCATGGTATACACGTAACATCTGTTGAAGATATACTAGATAGTGTTCCTTCGTGATCTTACCAGTAAACATATACTGCACAAAGTCAGATCCTTCTACCTCTCTATGCTTTGCTCTAGTATGTTCTGTAAGTACTGTTGCCATTATTTAGCTAACGGTAAATTAAACTTAATACCTGTCGCGTGTTCGATTGCAGGTACTGTCGTTTGATATTTAGGTAGGTCAGCTACAGGTAGTGCTGCATTTGGCATCAACCATGCTGTAACTTTCTTGCTTTTCTTTTCGTATACTATCTTATATAGACGTGTAGGGATACCAAGACCTTTACCAGTTACAGGATGTCCTTTATCAAAGATACCTCCAGAGATGATGTAGAATTCTGTATTAGGTGTTAATGCCCATTGACGTTCATATGTCTCTGCTTGTTTCCAAATACCACGATTATTGTTAGCGACTTGTGGGACCATGTTTGACAAGAAGAATGACTCGCTCATGATCTCAGCACTGATAGTATTGTTACCAGCTGGAGCCATGTGACCTCGATCGTGTGTACTACCGACTGTTGAATAGTCTGCTAAAGATGCAGAACAGTTTGGTGTTACTAATGGATCTGGTCTAAAGTCATCCTTACGTTTAAACCCACCTTGAATAACTGATGGTGTTAAGTGTTCAAACACTGCAACTGGTGCCTTAGCTGCACAACTATGGATAACTGCATAGTTCTTATGGCACAGTTCTTGATCACCTGGTTTTGCAGTATATGTTGGCAATGCTGCTTCAAACTGACTACAATCTTTCAAGCCAGCAAATGCTGATGTTGATACTAAAAATAATGCTACAATAATTTTCTTCATTTGTTTTCCTTTTAATTAACCTTCACAAGCCAAACACGTCTCACCTTCAGTCATTGCTTTTAAATCAATCTCAGCAATAACTTCACGCTCGATTCGTTTTGACACTTTATCTGCCTTAGCGATCTTATCAGATCTACAGTAGTACATGGTCTTAAGCTTTTGTTTCCAAGCTTGGAAGTGTACTGCATGCACATACTTGATATTAGAATCAGGTCTAAAGAATACATTTAAGCTTTGTGCTTGGTCGATGTACTCTTGACGGTCTGCCGCATGTTGGACAACCCATCTTTGATCAATCTCCATAGAAGTCTTAAACACATCCTTGGTCCAATCGTCCAATATATCCAGATGTTGAACTGAACCATCATTCGCAATAATTGAAGACCAAACCTCATCATATTTATCACCAGCTTTTTCCTTTATAATCTTGTCAAGGTATTGATTCTTATGTAAGTGAGATCCTGATAAGGTGTCTTGTCTATAGGCATTAGCTCTGAATGGCTCAATAGATGGAGATGTATTTCCCATAAGAATAGAAGAGCTAGCATTGGGAGCAATAGCCATAAGATGAGAAAAACGGTTTCCCGTACCTTCGGCGTCAGGAGCTTCTCCTCGCTCTTTACCCAACTGCTGATTGGCTTTATCCAAGTTCGTTCGAATATGTTTAAAGATTTGTTTATTAAGCCCTGTGGCGATTGCACTTTCCCAGGCAGTATTCTTTCGCTGAAGTAAAGCATGCCAGCCAAGAGCACCAATACCAATACTCCGTTCGCGAGTAGCAGAATAACGAGCCCGCTTAATAGCAGAAGGAGCAGTGTCAATAAAATATTGAAGCACATTGTCCAACATTTCTGCAACGTCTTTAAGGAAAAGTTTATCATCTTTCCAATCATCATAATACTCCAAGTTTAAACTAGATAAGCAGCATACCGCTGTTCTCTTTTCATTAGTAGGTAAAATAATTTCGGAGCATAGGTTTGATTGATGTATCTTTAATCCTTTGTCCTTTAACCATTGCGGCATCTTTCTATTAGACTCATCTATGAAGTGTAGATACGGTTCACCTGTAGTGATACGTAGTTCTAATAGCTTTTGCCATAATTCTTTTGCTGATACCACTTCTCTTACTTCACCTGAATGTGGATCTTTAAGTTCCCATGAATCATCCGCACTTGGATCCTTCATGCAGTTTTCAATGATCTCCATGAATGCGTCAGGAATGTTAACTCCATGGTGTAAGTTCAAGCAACGCATGTTCTGATCACCAGTTGGCTTACGCATCTCAAGGAACATTAGAATGTCAGGATGTGAAATATCCAAATAAGCAGCATAAGAACCGCGGCGAGTACGGCCTTGACGATAAGCCAAACTAGAAGCATCATACATTTTAAGATGAGGCATAACCCCAGTAGACTTGTCGTCAGCAGACCTAATCCCAAAACCGATCCCAACACCACCCCCAAGCATAGATAACCAATTAGTTTCACTTAAGTTCTCCACTAGCCCTTCAGCTGTGTCCTCAATAAAATTTAAAAAGCATGATATTGGCAGACCTCGTTTGGATCTACCAAATGAAAGGATAGGAGTAGCATATGATAACCAATGCTTACTACTATACTCGTATAATCTTTGTGCATGAAATTTATCTGTTGCGAATGACTTTGATACGAATGCAAATCTTTCTTGAGGACTTACTTCACCATCAGCCATATATGACTCTCTTAACCTAATCATTCCTAATTCATCGAACAATGAATCTCGTGAATAGTCTACCTTAATACCGTGGACTTCGTCAGTCATTATAACTCCAATTAAATTTTAGATTTATCTATTACTTGTTTTCTTAACTCAGATGATGAGAAGCGATGGTCTCTCTTGTTGAAGTAGAGTTGGATACCACGCTTCTTGCAAATGTCCTTACCTGTAAAATCTTTGTCTCTGTATTCATCACCGAGTATTCTTATATCTATATGATACATCTCAAGTATATCCTCTAGATCTTGCTCAGTCCTATATACTATGATCTCATCGATATACTTAACTGCTGATAACTGTACTTGTCTCTCTACTATAGTTTGTATAGGTGAGTTCTTAGTTGGCCTATCAACAGAAGGGTCTATCTGTAAACCACATATTAAATAATCACAGTGTTCTTTAGCTTCTCTTAACATACTTATATGACCAGCGTGAAGTAAGTCAAACGTAGAAGCAGTAAACCCTATTTTCATATTTATACCTTTCTCTTCTCAATATTGTATGCAGACAGACACATATCTTTTAGTTGATATTGTGGATGCAACAGGTTGAATTGATTATCAATTGCTAGTGAAGCTGGATCACCATCTCTACGACCAGCCATCTTCACCGTAAAGTCTTGACCTGTAACATCTTTCATGGTCTTGACTACTTCTTTGACCGAGTAACCTTTGCCCGAACCAATGCATTCGTATGGCGTGTTAAAGGGACCATGCTTAATCGTATCACGAATAGCGTTAACAAGATCCACAACGTGAATATAATCCCTAACACAACTACCATCTGGTGTATCATAATCTTCTCCATAAATTGACATATAGTCTCGTTTACCTGCTGCAGCTTCTGCTGCTATACGAATCAAGTGAGATGCTCTACCAACTTGTCTATGCATGCCATCAGAACCTGCTACATTAAAGAACCTGAATATAGTGTAGTTCTTTGACTTCTCTTTGATAACGTCTTCTGCTGCTAGTTTAGACCTTGCATACGGTGACTGTGCATCGAATGCTCCAGCCGTAGATGCAAATATAAAGTGTGGTTCTCCATTGACATTTTGTCTTAACATATTTACGGTACCACCAAGGTTTGTTGAATAGTACTTGGTTGGGTATGCGACGCTCTCTTCTACTTGGATTAGTCCTGCTAGATGGACGATGACGTCATAGTCTTCATCACATACATGCTTTGCTACGTCTTTGATAAGGATACGATGACAGTAACGACTTACATCATTATGTTTCTTCCATTCAAGATCTAGGCCTACGATATGGTGACCTGCTTCATATAACACCTTTGCTAGGTGTGAGCCGATATAACCAGTAACTCCTGTGATTAATACTTTCAACACTTTCTCCACTGAGTAAACTTCAATTTAGCTTCCATGCCTTGGAAGGTATTTGTATTTATAGTATCCATGATTGAGCCTATAGATTTACCTGTCAACACCATCTCATTGATATCTTTTTCTTGTATCGTATCTGGCCATAGACATACTGTATAGTTATTATCTATAAGCTTCTCGATAAATTTGGTAATCTCTTTAGACCTTGGTTCATTATCCATTATCAATGTAGCATTATCTTTGATAGCATCGATGAACTTAGTATCAAATCCTGCACCAGCTACAGCGATCGCATTAGGTATAAACATAGAATCGATAGGACCTTCTGTAACATAGATCCGTTCATTATGATCCATACGATCCAGTCCATAGATCTTTTCTTTCTTCTCATCAAGCTTGATAGTAATATACTTAGGCATCTCTTTACCAAATGCTCGACCTTGCAATGCTATACATTTACCGTCTTCATCAAAGAACGGGATGATTAATCTTGGTGCATCGTATGTCGTATCTGGAAATGTATACTTAAGGTTGTTTACAAATTCTTTAAACTTTGGTACATAGTACAGATCTTTCCAACGATCTGCTGGGATCTTACGAGACATGACATACTGTAATGCTTCTTGATTAGACTGTATAGA